CTTTGAGTCGGGACTGATATGGGCGCCCAAAGATATGGACTTCGCTCAAGAAGTCATTGAGGAATGTGCAGCTTTTCCTTATGGAGACCATGATGATCTAGTGGACTCTATGACCCAAGCTGTAATGAGGTTTAGACAGGGAGGTTTAATAAATCACCCTGAAGATTACGAGGAGGATAAAATGCCTCCGCAACAAAGGACGTATTATTAATTATGGGACCGTATAAAACAATACAAGCAGCTTTCAACGCTCTTTTAAAAGGTTTCAAAAAACAGACTAAAAGAGATCCTAATCCTATCGAAGAAGAAATGATAATGGAAGAGGCTAAGAAAAAAATTACAGCACAAGGTGAAAACATTTCAACACTTGATACTGGAATCATGACTCAGGCATCAGGCACCAAGAAACCTATTGATATACCAGTTAAAAAAACAGAACCAGATTTAGATAGACCATTTGTAACTGAAGAAGAAATGTCTGCATTTACAATGGAAGACAATGCAAGAAAATTAAATAGAGCCAAAGGCATGATTGATGAATTAGGTGCTAAAAATACAAGACAGAAATTATTTGTTGCAGATTTAGTTGAAGACGTTGGACAGGGTATTTATGAAAATGTTGACATGGGTGCTGTTGTTAGATCTAGTATGTTTGATGATTTAATTGAACAAGGTATTAATGAAGATGTGTTAATGAAGGTAATGTATTCAGGAACAAAGTCAGATGACTTTGCAACTACTATGGCAAAAATAAAATCAAACGCTCAAGACGAAGGTATTGATATTAATGATACCGTAGACTTTTATGAAAGATCTTTTTTCCAAGTGAATAGACCTAACAAAGCTGATGGTGGTATAATGAGAACAGGTTTTTTTGCCGGAACACCTAAAAAACTTTTTAAACTTTTCCAGAATTTAAAAAAATCAAAAAAATTAAATAATGATGAATATGCAGATTTCTTAGATGAAATAGGTGGTGCTGATCAATTAGAAGCTTATGAATTTGATGGCACTGTTGGAGATGCTCAAAGAATTATAAAAGAGCAAAAACAATATATGAAAGACATGGAACTACAATATAAAAAAGGTAATCTAGATCCAGAACCAGGTGACAAATCTCCAGCTAGAAAAAAATTCTTAGAACAAAAACTTGAAGAGATGCAAATGTCTGGTGACAAAAAATTAATGACAGTAGATGAAATTGAAGAATTATCTTCATTTGATCTTGGAACTGAAATGGATGTAACAAAAACTCTTGCTCCTAAAATGGTAGAGCGATTACAATTAAAAGAAAGATTCCCTGGATTAGATGATGAACTAATTGATAGAATTTTAATTGATGACAACCCTCAAAGAAAAGCTGAAGTGCTGGCAACTATTGAAGAGTCTTATAAGATGTTAGAAAAAGGTATGAAACCTGAAGACATTATTAGCACTTTTAAAAATACATCTAGAAGTAAAAACGCATCAGGTGGACTACCCAACATACTAGGAGTTTAATTTGAAACTCCACGACTACAGACAAACAATTGCTTACATGAAGCGTAGAGGCTTTGCTGATGGTACGCCTCCACCAAAACCACAAGAACCTAAAAGAACTTTTAATGAGAAGATAGAAACTTTTAGTGAGGCTGCTCCTTTTGTAATGCCTAGAAGTGGTGTTGCTATTTTAAAAGGTTATCTTGATGATGCTTTAAAAGATGGAGAGATAACACAAGAAGAACACACACAAGCATTGATGCCTTTGTTTGGTGAGACGGGTGAGATGATTACAGAACAGATTGCAGTGTCCGATAGAGAAAATTTTCAAGACGGAACACCAGGTAAAAGTGCTTTTAGAAAACCTTTTCCTCCTGAAATAGAAAAACAAATAATTAAACTTCATCAAGTAGATAAAATGGGAGCACAAGCTATTGCAGACGAATTAGGTTTAAGTAGATCACCTGTTGGTAAAAGAATAACTGCATTAAAAAAAGAAGGTAAAATAAAAGACATTCCTTACGCAGAAAGAAAGGCATCTATAGATCAAAGAGGTGATTTATTTGGTAAAGCTCCTGGAGAAAAATACTTAACTGTAAGAGAGATAAGAGATGTGGATAGAAAAGCTGTAGATAAATCTACGGGTAAATCATTATATAACATACCAGAAAAAGCAAAATTTAAAGTAAACTTTGGAAACACGGATGCAAAGTTTGCAGATATAACAAATATACCTGAAGAATTTATAGGTGTTAAATATTTTAATTCTAAAGAAACTGCAGAAAAAGCTCTTGCTAAAAGAAAAAAATTAAAATTAATAGGAGACGAAGATCCTGATCCAATAAGAAGAAAAGCTAATAAAAAGAAATATGATTTAGTAAAAGAAGTATCTGATAATAATATTGAAAGAGTTCTAGCAGATTTTAAAAAAGGTCAACCTTTAGAACAAGCTCACCGTTTAAGTTTAAATCAAGTTAAAAAAACAGGTGAATTATATAACGTAATGAATTTAGGTTTAGATTTTGATGATCCTAAACTTGTGCAGATAAATAATGAACTTGTCAAACCTTATGAAAACAAACTAAAACAATTATATACAGAACAAAATAAACTTTATAAAAAAGCTAGTAATTTAAAAACCATACCTAAAGAGTTACAAAAACAAATAGAATTTAATAATTTAAAAATATCTTCTGTAGTTGATTTAGCAGGAGGTAGAGTTCAAGGTCTTCAGTTAGATGAGTTTACTTTAAAACCAAAAGTAACTGGAGTTAATTATGCAAACGTTTTAGGTTTTGGTATTTATGATAAACCTGTAAAAGAATTAACAGATGTTGACAGAGCAGGAATAGGTGCTGTTATGCAGGGACAAATTGAAAATGAAAAAAAGACTGCAGGTAAAACAGCTCAAAAATTATTTCAAAACAAACAATTTTTAAAAGATGTAGATAAATTAGCTGTACAATCAATGGTGCCTGGCATGACAACAGCAGATAAAATACCCACACCAGAAAAAACTAAAACAAAAGATATGTTTAAGGAAGCAAGTAAAAGATTTGCTAAAATTCCAGGACTAAACGCAAAGATACCTTTAATAACAGATTTGTTTGAGATGGCTAGAGATATCCCTGGTGATTTAAAAAGAGCAAAATATTTATCTGCAGGTTTAAAGACTTTAGGTATTGCTGCAACACCATTAGTTGCTTACGATTCTGCTAAAGCATTTGGAGAAGGTAAACCAGTAATGGAAGCTTTAGAGCAAGGTTTTATTGGAACTAATGTAATTGGTGGTATTAAAGATTATGCTAATTTATCTGATGAAGCAAAAGAAGCAAAAAATATTTTTTCACAACAAGAACGTACAAGAGAACTTAGTGATCAAGTTTTAGGAGGATCTTTAGGTTTTTATGGTGAACCTGATCAAGACGTAGCTCGTAAAAGAATGTTACAAACAAATCTTCCTAGCGAAACTTTTGATGCTGAGACATTAAATATGAAATCAGAAATGTCTGAACAAGAAGCTAAAAAAATATATGACCAAGATAGAAAAAGAGTGGCTGCAGAAAGAGCCGCTAATGAATCTACGATAGCTAATACTAGAAAAATAGCTATTACAAATTTAATGGATTTAATTAAAGGTAAAAGATTTCAAGGAGAGCCAATTCCACAGGAGTTTATGGCAACAGGTGGTAGAGTTGGTTTTGCAGATGGACCTGATGATCCATCAAAAAGAAAATTTATAAAAATAGGTGCAGGTCTTATGTCACTTCCTTTTGTTGGAAAATATTTTAAAGCTGCTGCACCAGTTGCAGAAAAAACAACTGAACTAATTAGAAGAGGTGCAGATGGTATTCCTGATTTCATAATGGACCTTATTGCTAAAGTTAAATTAAAAGCTGAAGAAAGAGGAATGAAATATTTCACTGGTAATAGATCAGATGAATTTGCAGATGTTTATCAAGCAGATAATTTTGTTGTTACACAACAAGGTAATAAAATAAATGTTAAAAAAGTAAATGACCAAGGTGAGTTTGGTTATAAAGAACATGAGATGGAATTAGACATAGACCCTGAAACCGGAGGCATGACTTATAATGAGGGAACTATAAGACCTGATGCAGAAGGTAAGCTTAAAGATATAGAAGAATTTATTGACGAAGTAGATTTGGAAGATATGAAAAAATATACCTATGACGAATAAATACCCAAAGACCTGGCTCCTGCCGCCTGAATCAGGACCCACTCCTCAAGGGTTGAATATTAACTATAATACTGTTAAGACAGTAAAACTGGAGAAAATAAAAAATGGCAGACAAAATAGACAAAGCCCTGACGCAAAGTCCAAGAGGCTCGGTAGAACTTCCTAGTCAAGAAGAGATACAAGAAACAGTAATTGAGACTCAAGAAGCAGCGGCACAGGCTCCAGGGCCTGTTGAAGTTAATGAACAAGAAGATGGATCAGTTGAAATAGACTTTGATCCAAACGCAGCATCACCAGAAGGCGGTGATGAACATTATGCAAACTTAGCAGAATTTTTACCAGATGAAGTTTTAAGTGAGATAGGATCAGATCTTTCACAAAAATATCAAGACTATCAAATGGGTAGAAAAGATTGGGAAAAATCTTACACACAAGGTTTAGATTTATTAGGTTTTAAATACGACATGAGAACAGAACCTTTTCAAGGAGCTTCAGGTGCAACTCACCCAGTTCTTGCAGAAGCTGTTACTCAGTTTCAAGCTTTAGCTTACAAAGAATTATTACCAGCAGATGGACCAGTAAGAACTCAAGTTATTGGTGCACCTAACGAAGCAAAAACACAACAAGCACAACGTGTTGAAGATTTTATGAATTACGAGCTCATGGAAAAAATGAAAGACTATGAGCCCGACTTTGATCAACTGCTCTTTTATCTTCCTCTTGCAGGGTCAGCTTTTAAAAAAGTTTACTATGATGAACTTACGCAAAAAGCTACATCAAAGTTCGTACCGGCAGATGACTTAATCGTTCCGTATACAGCTACCTCATTAGACGATGCGGAAGCGATTATTCATCGGGTAAAAGTTTCTAAAAATGATTTAAGAAAACAACAAGTCAATGGTTTCTATTTAGATATAGAGTTAGGTACACCTGGAGATACAGAAGACGATGTTGAGAAAAAAGAAAGAGAGTTAGAAGGACAAAGAAAAACACAAGACGATGATGTGTATACTTTATTAGAATGTCATGTTGATTTAGACATAGAAGGTTTTGAAGACGCAGATCAAGAAGGTAATCCTTCTGGAATAAAAATTCCATACATTGTAACAATAGATAACTCTACAAGAAAAGTTTTATCAATAAGAAGAAACTATGAAATAGGTGATGCTAATAAAACTAAGATTCCCTATTTTACTCATTTTAAATTTCTTCCAGGCCTAGGCTTTTATGGCTTCGGTTTAATCCACATGATTGGCGGTTTAAGCAGAACTGCAACTGCAGCACTCCGTCAATTATTGGATGCAGGTACTTTATCTAATCTACCTGCAGGATTTAAAATGCGTGGTATTAGAATTAGAGACGATGCACAATCAATTCAACCAGGAGAATTTAGAGATGTAGATGCACCTGGTGGAAACTTAAAAGATTCGTTTATGATGTTACCTTTCAAAGAACCATCAGCTACATTATTAAACCTAATGGGTATTGTAGTTAATGCTGGTCAAAGGTTTGCATCAATTGCTGATCTACAAGTTGGAGATGGCAATCAACAAGCTGCAGTTGGAACAACAGTTGCTTTACTTGAAAGAGGAAGCAGAACAATGTCAGCTATTCACAAAAGAATTTACTCTTCGCTAAAACAAGAATTTAGATTGTTAGCAAGAGTATTCAAGTTATATCTACCACCGGAATATCCGTATGACGTAGTTGGGGGTCAAAGAATGGTTAAACAAACAGACTTTGATGATAGAGTAGATATATTGCCAGTTGCTGATCCCAACATCTTTTCTCAAACTCAGCGTATTTCCCTCGCACAAACAGAGTTGCAACTGGCACAATCAAATCCTCAGATGCATAATCTATATGCAGCTTACAGACATATGTATGAAGCTTTGGGTGTAAAAAATATTGATGAGATATTAGTTAAACCTCAACCACCTGCACCAATGGACCCTGCTTTAGAAAACATTATGGCTCTATCAGGTAAACCATTTAATGCATTTCCTGGTCAAGATCACAGGGCACACATAACTTCGCATTTAAATTTTATGGCAACTAACATGGCTCAAAATAATCCTATGATTATGGCTGCTATGGAAAAAAATATTATGGAGCACATAAGTTTGATGGCACAAGAACAGATTGAAGTAGAATTTGCAGATGAGATTCCACAAATGCAACAGATGCAAATGATGGCTCAAGCTAATCCACAGATGGCAGAGCAACTTAGACAACTAACTTTAAGAATTGAAGCTAGAAAAGCTGTCTTGATTGCTGAAATGTTGGAAGAATTCTTAAAAGAAGAGAGAGAAGTTACTTCTGGTTTTGGTAATGATCCAATTGCTAAGTTAAGAGCAAGAGAATTAGACCTTAGAGCACAAGATAACGAGCGTAAAAAGGTTGAAGGCCAAGAACGAATCAATCTTGATAAGATGAAAGCTATGATGAACCAACAAAATCAGGAAGATAAGCTTGAACAAAACGAAGATTTGGCAAAATTAAGAGCTAATACATCAATTGAGAAGACAGTATTAAGTAAATCTATTCCAAATGTAGATAAAATGATGCCAAGTATTGAAATAGAAAAATATGAAGGAGAAAACAGATGAAAAAAACAATGAAGAAAAAGAAAAAATCATTTCCTGACGTTTCTGGAGATGGAAAAATTACGAAAAAAGACATTTTAATGGCTAGAGGCGTAATTCCAAAAACTAAAAACGGTATGAAGAAGAAGAAAAATGGCAAAAGATAAAAAATTTATTCAAAAAGCCATAAAAAAACCAGGATCTTTAAGAAAATCTTTAGGAATTAAAAAAGGCAAAACAATCCCTGCTTCAAAATTAAAAGCAGCAGCTAAGAAACCAGGAAAGCTTGGACAAAGAGCAAGATTTGCTATAACATTAAAAAAGTTGAAGAAAAAATAAGGAGAAAACTATGGCTAAAAAAGAAGAATCTTTTAAAGCGTCTGAAATAGGCATTCCTTCTCAAAATCTTGAGTTGGATCCAAGATCTGTTACGACTGCAAATGGTATGCCAAGAAACTACATACCAACTGGAGACAAAACTGAGGTCAGAGGAACTAAAAGAATGCTAAAAGACAAAAAGAAAACAGCAACTTGGTACTAACATGTGGATTTCGGCACTTAAATTAGCTGTCTCTGCTGGAAGTAAAATTTATGCTAACAAGCAAAAGGCAAAAGTCGCGATGTCTGATGCTCAACTGTTGCACGCAGAACGACAAGCTCGTGGTGAGGAAGCTTACCAGGGAAAATTGTTAGAGGCACGTCAAAATGATTACAAGGACGAGTTCGTTCTTGTCATACTAAGCGCGCCCATAATTGTGCTTGCGTGGGGAGTCTTCTCGGAGGATCCTGGCGCTCTCGATAAAGTGAAAACTTTCTTCGAACATTTCGCGGCACTCCCGACTTGGTTCAGTACCCTTTGGATCCTCGTCGTCGGAAGTATTTTTGGAATAAAGGGAACACAAATCTTTAAAAACGGAGGAAAAAAATAATGGCTAATAGAAGATTTAACAAACAAGTGGCTCAACCAAGACAAGCGTTAATGGCTGGTGGAAGAGCAAAAAAAATGGGTGGTGGAAAAATGTCTACTGCTAGAAAAGACATGGAATCTGGTTACTTCAAAGATGACATGGGAATGAGAGGTGGCGCTATGTATAAAAAAGGCGGTGCTGTTAAGAAAAAGAAACAAGGTTACAAAGACAGAAAAGATGAATCAATTGCAATGAGAATAAAAAAGAAAAGAACTAAAAAGCAATTGAAAGATTCAAGAGATGAGTCTTATGGTAAGTTTGGTTCTAAAGCTAAAAAATCTGGTAAGATAAATAAATAATGTCTAAAAAGAATCTTAAAAAACTTCTTAAAGCTATGACTGGTAAACAAAAAAAGAAACCAGTTAAAAAGACTTCACGTATTATAGCTTTAGAAGGTAGAAAAAATTTTTCTAAAGGTTCTGGAGAAAACGATATGGTTAGACAAGCTCAAAGAGATTACAATGGAAGTTACATTTCAGGAGATCTTGGTGGAGTAGAAGTTGGTAACCCTAGTTATAAAAAATATTACAAAGGACTAATATAATGGCTAAATTATGTCCAAAAGGAAAAGCAGCAGCGAAACGTAAATTTAAAGTTTACCCTTCTGCGTACGCAAACATGTATGCGTCCGGTGTGTGCTCAGGTAAAATTACACCTGGTGGTAAAAAAGGTAAAAGAAAAAAAGC